GTATATTTTCCATCGTCAATTACTGTCAAATTTCCAAATCCTTCTTCATCGTCTCCCTTATCTTTATGTATGCTTGTCCTAAAATTTACATTCGTTGTTATCGTAGTAAATGAGGTTCCTGGTATTTTAAAGGGAGTTTGATTGGCTTTTATTCTCTGTTTTTTATAATAAGAAGGAGCATATTTCTTATAATATCCATCTATCTGTTTGATCATAGGCAATAATTTTTTAAATTTATCAGGATGGTCCATATTAAATCTCGTTTCTCTTACATTCAAATCAATCTTCTTATGTTGTAACTTCATTAAATGCTTTTGTATAGGTGAAAAACTATCCATATAACCTAGAATATTAGACATTATTTTAGGATTATCCGATACATTTTTCTTTTTACTACCCGAAGCAGAACCTCTATTTGTAGAAACATTTTTAGCAAAATCAATTACATTTGTGTAAAAATCATCCACATTTTTTTTTAATAATTTATTTTTTCTATAACGAAGTAATAAATTTCCACTAGCATCATAAACATCCGCGTCATCATTAATTATAAAATCAATTTGCTCCCTTTTAACAAATGTATTTTTCAATTTATCCATCTTATCATCCGGAATATTTTTGTCTACATAATAAACATTTATATCCCCTTTCTTTTCTTTTTTTATAAGCATATATAAATTATTATTATAATTATTTTACAATAATAATATACTAATCATTTTTCGGAAATTCATCCCTATTAATCCTAGACATACGCACCTCGCTCATTCCATTTGCTCTATGGAAAACGCTTACATAACCAGGATAGGTATTTTCTAAATAAATAGAAGCAACACGATTCGCTTCCAATCTGTCTTTGGTAACACCTAATCCGCCAGGCGAGTGTTTTTTTGCCTTTATAGTTACATCGTTGAACCTAACAACACCCCCATCCTTTATGAAATATTTAATGCTCTGTTCATAATCTTCTTTTTCTTTAATTTTTGAAGACGGTTGTATTGTTTTTGTCTTACGATTAATAAAACCATATAATGTTCCTATAATAAACCTAAGATCTGTAGTAGTCCTATTTTTCATAAAAAAAGGATTAAATACAGGATATATTCCCCAAATATATAAGTTCTCTTTTTTCAGCGTAGAAAAAGCATCATTTAAAAAACGATGAACGTTTCTTATTTTTACTAATTCAGTATCTGATTTTTTACGATATAACCCTTCTACATCATCATCAATAGAAACAACCATTTGACCTTCGGGATAATATTTTACTATAAATTTGCGTTGTTCCGTTATGCCTATTTTACCTACTACAATTTTTCCATACATATCTTTTGGAACAGCTTCTTTATAACGTTTCTCTTCTGTTTTATTAGCTACAAATATATGAACTAAATTAGGAGGGACTCCTCCATCTGATAAAGTTTTCAATGTTTTTTCAATAATCGCATCGGGACGGTTATATGATGGGATCGCCACTACATATGAAGTGGTTGGCCTATTTTTACGTGTTTTACGAGCAGGAGCCATATATTATATAGTCTTAAAAAATCATAAATTAAAATAATTTAATGTTGTTTTTATTCCATCTACTAAATTAGTCTTCGGTAACCAATCTAATCTATTCTTAGCCAAAGTAATATCAGGACATCTCTGTTTAGGATCATTAATTGGGAGAGGCATATTTATGGTGGGATAATCTCCAACGCTCAATATATTGAAAAAACAATGTTTCAAATTATTCATACTAAATTCCTCACACGGATTACCCAAATTAATTGGACCAATCTCATCAGACATCATCATTTTGACAAAACCATCTATCATATCATCTACAAAACAAAAACTCCGCGTCTGTGTTCCATCTCCATATATTGTAATTGGTTTATTTTCATTTATACATTTAATAAAATTTGTTATAACGCGACCATCATCTATATCCATATATGGACCATACGTATTAAATATTCTAACAATTTTCAAATTGTTCGCTAATTCAGGGTGTAATTTTCTAAACTCATAAATAAGCGTTTCCGCGCATCTTTTGCCCTCATCGTAACATGACCTTGGTCCAATTGGATTTACATTTCCCCAATATCCTTCATTTTGCGGTGTAATCAATGGGTCTCCGTAAACTTCGCTTGTACTAGTAAATAATAATTTACATTTATTCTCAAGTGCCAACTCCAGCATATTCATCGTCCCTATTAAACTAGTTTGGAGGGTTTTATAACCGTTGACTTGATATTTTGGAGGGCTTGCAGGACAAGCCAAATGCCAAATATAATCTAATTTAGGAAATATGTGCTTATCTATAACGTCTCCCTTTTTAAAGCAAAAGTCGGGGTTATTAAAAAGTTTTTTAATATTTGTTATTTTACCTGTTGATAAATCATCTAAGCATATCACTTTGTGACCCATTTTCAAAAGTTTAATGCATAAATTGGTCCCTAAAAACCCCGCCCCTCCAGTTACAAGAGAAATTTTTTTATTATCAATCGCACTCATCACTCGTTTATATATTATTATTAAAGCATTTATATTGTTTAATAATAATATAAAATTTAATGTTTACTGTTTTTTAGATACGGATTAAAAAAATTGAAATACTTTTTCTGTAAATTGCATAATACATACAACAACTATACCCTGTCTCTTTTAAAGAAACAACACTATGAGCACTACTATGTTCAACCCTACGCGTGACATCTCTGACGTGGCTATCGCAGCTATCTCAGAGACCATGGAGAATTATGCTAGCGGAACGAGAGCATCCATTCTCTTTGCCCAGATGCAGTCTGGAAAAACAAGCGCGTTTCTTCTCCTAGCGGGAGAGATGCTGCGCACAAAAATGGTGGACAACGTCGTCATCTTCACTGGAAACCGCGAGAAGGAGCTGAAGAAACAACTACATACACAGGTAAAAGGTAACGAGCTGGAGCTCTCTTTCTTTGACACGAAATATATGCGTTATCTTGACCAAGTCGGATTAAACATAAATCCTTGGGATCAGGAGGAACTCATCAAAGAAATCATTGAAGAAATCAAACAGAAGATCGTAATCATTTGGGGGACTGACCTCATCAAGAAGGCATCTCGCGTTACTACAGAGAATACGCTCTTCATATTTGAAGAGTCGCATTTCGCACAGACGATCGGTCAATCTCCCAGCAAGTTTCTAGAGATAATCGGATTGCCTGCCAACGGAGACGTTGATATGCTAGAAGAAAAAAATAACTACTACTGCTCCATTTCAGCCACTCCCTTCTCAGAACTATGCGACAACGGCAACTTAGAGCAATCAAAAAAGGTAATTCGGATGACACCGGGCAGCGGATATCGCGGAGTTAAATGGCTCAAAGAAAGCAACAAGATCATCGGATATGATAACTGGGAAACAGCTCTCGGGGAAGCTCTTTATAATAAAAAGGACGAGTGCAACTGGGCCATTGTAAGAGTTCGCGGGAGTGAGCAATTAGAAATGGCAGAGAGAATTTGCCAGAGAGCTGAATGGGCGGTCAGAAGATACGACCAGGAACATTCAGGAATCACTAGCATGAAAGCTCTAGAACAAAAACCAGAAACATCAACCATCGTTATTTTGAGGGAAAGATGCCGAATGGGGACTGTAGTACCAAAAGATCATCTAGCATTCCTATTTGAGACGTCTACCAGCTCCAAAACAGACACCCTATTACAAGGCCTATTGGGGCGCGCTTGTGGATACCACCAAAACGACAGCCTACAGGTTTATATCAACGAGGAACTACTTAAAACAGGCGAGATTAAGACATACCTAGATTTCTGTAAAGGAGACGAGGAAAGCGTTCCTACAAATGCCAAAAATGTAGTAAAAGAAGACGATTTATACAGACCTTACACCAGCAAGAATGGTGGAAAATTGTACCCTGTTATTCCCATCCATATTCCTAAGAGATGTATTACTGTGTCAACGAAACCTGGCGATAGGGCAGGGCTGATTCAAGATATAATTAACGGATTGGCATTGGACGAAGAAGTGATACAGAATAACCAGAACCCCGACCCCATCAGACAGAAAATTATTGACGAATTAGAAGCTCTTATTAATAGATCTAAAACAGACCAAGACCACCAACACCAAGACCAAGCACTCAAGATAAATCTTCATAAGCTAATTGGAAAGGATGGAAAGGACAACAAAACATTCAGGGAGGTCCCAGGAAAGATATCGGATGCCATCAAATTTAAGAAACCAACTAGATTCAGTTCTGGTTGTGGTGGCTGGTCACTCTACTATGTAAATAAAGCAATTGAGGACATGGAGACAAACTCATTCTACCTTTGTTGTTATCTGGAGCTTACCGAACAGCAACTAGATGAACTAAAGGCGAAAAAGACCCAAGCTATTCTTCCAGCAACTACAGGTGCCGAGATTTTCAGATATCGCAATTTCCTAGAGACAGGAGAAGTAGAATTCACAAACGGAGGATTCTGTTTATCACTTAGACCAGAGACAGCAACAGATGAGAACGTAATGCTAGAAACCATCAGAGAGTGCGTCCTACGCTCAAAGGAAACAGAAACATATCTAGTAGTACCTAGCAGAATTAATTCTATTCGTCAACCAGGTTTTGAGAAATTCACAGGTATTTTCGTATCACTGGAGGTATTACGGTCCCTGTTATTTGGAGGGAAGATTTACAAGGCTATTAGCGAAGAATTTAGCGTAGCATTGAAGATTAAAGAGTGTCGTGGGAAAAAACCCACTATGCCAAACGGTTGCATTGATAGGATAGCTGAAATTTCTTGGTAAATAATAAATAAATACATTAAAAAATAAAAATGTGAAATTGTGTATATTTCGCATTTTTTATTTACATGAGTGAAACCTAAAAGTCACTGAATTATGTTATTATTTCTTAATCATCTTAGAACCATAAAAATACCAAAGAAGTATAGATACGCTGCTTCCAGCAACGAACCCGTTGCCTGCGCTTAATAATGTTTTACCAAACGCGTAATAAAATACTAATGGCATAATAACATAAGAAAGAACTATATAAAATAGCATTATACTTATAAAAGTCCAATAATTATTCATTATATAATATAAACATATAATTTATTATTGAGAGAAATTAATTAAATTTATCATGTATAAAGTTTGAAAATTCATTAGAATTCGTTTTAATATATTTTCTCTCTTGTTCGCTTAATACAATATCCCAATTTGTACTATCTTTTTTATCTAATATATCATTCAATACATGATTGAAATCAACCCGTTCCAAATTATTTTTATTATAATTTAATTTATTACCATCAATAAAACGAATATACCCTACCATTCGCGCATGTGTAATCATCTTATAAGCAATTACACGCATTATATTTACTTCATAATATAGGATTATTTTTATGTTTGTTTATTATATTATATTCTTAATTTATAATAATATTTACATTGATCTTTTCCAAACTTCAAAAAAGTTTGAGTAACAAGGACCCCATCCACCTTCTTCACAATAATCAACATAAAAATTATTTTCTTTTAAAATATTATCTATATATTTTTTATGATTTATATCATGATAATCATTTTCCATTATTATTAAATTTATATTATTTAATATTTCAGGCATATCAATAAGAATATAATAAAATGCTCCTTCACAATCTAAAACAAGTGTATCAAATTCTATATTATATTTTAATTGAAGCTGTTCTAGAGTTATAGCATTTACCTTTTTATAACCATTTGGAACAATATCGCTTACAAAAGTATCCCATCCTCGTTGTATTAAATTACGTTTTGATAAAGCGGATTGCTCTATATGAAAGTTCATATTATTTATATCACGATTTTCTCTCAGTTGATTCGCTATATCATTGTCGCATTCTAATGCAACAAAATTATTTATATTATTTCTCAATAAATATCCAATAACTAAGGAATTTCTGCCTATATTTCCTCCTATTTCCAATACCTTTTCTAGACCAGTTAAATATCTAACTACCATTTTTTGTTCGGGCAATTCATCATTAAACGAACCATAGTTTATATTTAATTCACTATGTATATGTGAAATTTTATTATTCACATATAAATTTTCATCATTAATATTAATTGTTTTAATTTCATTATTTTGTAAATTTATTATTACTTTCATATTATCATTGTATTCATCCCTCAAAATATAATTATGTACTATAAATATTTTTTTTAACACTCCATATATTGGATCACTAAAATATTTCGCTCTATTTATATCTCCGCATGGAATAATAATTGAATTACCGTATTTCAATTTATCATAACATATTTCAGTTACATCTATTATTTTTTCAGATAAACCATATAATATTTTCATTTAATATTATATATTTTAAAATTTTAAACCTATTTATTAATAACTTATTTTACATTTTTTTCATTAAAATGTATAGTATCCAATAAAGTATCTATTATTTTTTCCGTTTTATTACTGTCCATATTATCAGTAACTGTTTTTACTATCTTTATATAATCGGTCTTATCTGTTTCATTAGACATCCAATTCGGTTTTTCACAAATAAATTTATTTAAATTACATGACTGTTTTTGTGAAATGTCTTGTATTGCCTTTTTTGTCTTATTATTATCTATATCTTCGGCCCATTCTTCCTCCTTTACATATAGCTTCTTTCCCTTTTTATCGCTACACCATAAGGGACGCTGAATTAAAGGCAACTTATTCAAATGTGTAATAAATAAATTACTTATTCCCTTTACTAATCCTTTATCTTTACTTAAAATTAAATCGTTTACAGAAATCTCTATGTTTTTTATAAATTCATTTAAACTAATTGCATCTTTACATTTTTCATTAAGAAAAATATTTACATTTAAATTCTGATTTATTGTATTGGTATTAGTATTATTATTATTTCCAATTTTCGGAATCAATTCATTTATAATTGTATTCTGTTGTTCGACAACTTTTAAAAATAATTCTTTATAATCAATATTTTCATTTTGTTCTTCAATATTTTCTTCAAAAATTTCGGGCTTAAAATCACATTTTTTTCGGTGGGTATATAAGCTCTGCCGATGTTTATACAATCGTCCGCATTCACACCAAAACTGGTTTGCGGATTTGTCCGGAATTGTGTAAGTATCGGTAAGTATTTTGTAAGTATTTGTCCGGAATTTGTGTTTATCGGTTGCTAAATGTTTTGAGAAATCTTTTTTGTCGCTAGTAATATAATGACACTCTTGGCACTCAAAATTATTCCGGATTTTTGCGGATTTTTCGGAAGTCATTCGGAAGTATAAATATTAGAATGAAAAAAATTTTAAGCATTTTTCTCAAAAAACACTAAAAACACGTTTTAGAGCATAATGCTCTCATTTTCATTTTTTCTTTATTTTTTTTGTTATTGAATATTTTTTTTTTTCACTTTTCAAGGGTTCGCCGATTTTTTCAAAAAAAAAATAAATTTTCTTATATTTTTTAAAAATGGCCAGGAAGGATTGGAAAACGAAAAAAAAAACGGTTGAAATATTATCATGTTAAAATAAATTAATTCTCTTTATTTTCTAAAAGCATATTAGGTGTAAAATGAATTGTATCAATTATATTATCTATTACCTTTTCTTCATTTCCATTAATAGGGTCTGTAACTTGTTTGACAATATGGATGTAATTGTCTTTTTGAATATCACTCTTCATCCAATTTGGATTTTGTTTTGTGTATTTATTTATATTTTTAGCTTGTAAATTACTAACATCTTTGATTGCCTTTTTGGTTTTTTCATTATTCTTATCTTCACTCCATTCTTTTTCCTTTATGTATAATTTTCTTCTTTTCTTATCACTACACCAAACAGGACGTTGTATAAACGGTATTTTATTTAAATGCTCAATGAATAAATTTGATATTCCTTTTACTAATCCCTTATCTTTTGTAAATAATAAATCTTCAACTGAAACCTCCATATTTTTAATAAATTCATGTATACTAATTGCATCTTTACATTTATCATTAAGAAAAATATTTATATTTAAATTCTGATTGATTGTGTTGTTATTATTATTATTACCAACTTTAGGTATCATCACACTTAAATTTTTATTTTGTTCTATTATTATATTTTGTAAATTTTTATTCTGATTCATTAGTTCTGCAAACATGTCTTTATAGTCTATATTGTTGTTAATTTCTATTAGTTCAGTCGATGAATTTTCTTTAAAATTACATTTTTTTCGGTGAACTGATAAACCTTGTTTATACTTATAAGACCTTCCACAGTCACAAAAAAAACTGTTTGCGACTTTTGCGACTTTTGCGACCTTTTGGTCATCATCGGTCATCATTTTATGTTTATCGGTTGCTAAATGTTTATTGAAATCATTTTTTCTACTCGTGTTATAATGACAAATAGAACAATTAAAATCGGTTGCGAGTTTTACTACTTTTGAGTCATCATTTTGGTCATCATCAGTCATCATTTTATAAAGTTAACCATTATTTTTTTAAATTATTTTAGAAAATCTATAAAAAGTGGTTTTAGACCATAATGCTCTCATTTTCATTTTTCTCTCTTATTATTTGTTATCATAAAAATATTTTTTAATTTTTCTAATCTTTATTCCCCAAACAAAATTTGGACAAAGAAAACCTTGTCCATTTTTTAAAAGTCCAGGGAAGATTGGAAAAATAAAAACAATTTTTTTTAAATAATCATTTAAATTTTATAATATTATAATAAGTATAAAGAAAATGAAATCATCTATCCATATAAATAAAAATAAAAAAAAGAAAAGAGTAACATTTACAGAGGATTATTTTCTTTATATATTAAAACCCAATCTTAAAATAATAATATTTTCATTATTAATATTTTTAACAATTATTATATTTTTTAGTTATATAAATAATATTATTTTTTCAGAAATAAATATAATAAAATCTCTATTGAATTTTATAAATCAGATTATTATAAAATTAAGAATCCTTATTTCCAATCCCTCAATTTCTATTGGTCTAAATAAATCTACGAGCCAATAAAATCATAGATAAATTGTAAATAGACGGGATCTTTTAAATTTTCATTTGATACCATACTAAGAATAGTGTATTTAATATTATATTGTTCGTTTTTTGTCAAGTACTTTAATAAACTAAACAAACTAATGTTACCATTTTGGGTTGCTATTTCTTTCCATAAAATAAAAAATTTTTCATAAACATGATTATAATAATTGGGGTCATTTTTAACTTCATCCAAGTATTTGATTAATTTATTGCTGAATTTTATTTTAATTTTTTCAAATTCTAGTTCAATCGGATATTTACAATTAATCTTTATAATCTCTCTTGTGTTATCAATTTCTAATTTATCGGTAACATCAATTAGTTCTGTTTTAATACGTCGTAACATAAAATATGATTATATTAAATTTATAGATTTTACAATACTTTAAAAAATTGAAATATATATTAAATATACTCTAATAATAAATAAAGAATCAAATTGTAATGAACGCATTAACCGCATCAAATCTTAATGAAAATATTATTAATATGGAAAATATTAATAATGTATATACGAACAATGAAGATATATTCTATAATTACTGTATCAATATACCATTCAAGCTTATAAATATTCCGCCGAATAATATGACATCTACTATATCATATGCTATAAAATATATATTGAATGTGAAAGATTTTATTTATAGTATGAGAGAAATTATAAAAAAAGATTTCAGAATTTCTGAGTTTGACATAATTATTAATACCCATTCTGAAAATGGATTAGACATTAAACAATATTTTGAGGGATTATATTCTAATATAGATATAGATAGTATTTGCATCCGTGAAATAATTAATTCTTCAACTGGATTTTATGTGAGACTGCCTAGAAATCAATCCGCTCTTCCTTCTTCTTCTACTCCTGCTGTCGTTCCACTCCAACAACTCAATTGCGAAGAGTGTCCTGTATGTTATTCATTGTTGGGACTGCATATAAGATCGTCTTATTTTAGATGTTCTCACGCAATATGTAATGATTGTTTTACTGCATGGAGAAATCGCCATAGAACCGATGCGGGTGCAACTTGTCCTTTATGTAGAGCAGGACAACATTGAAATATTATTGCCAATTTATAAAATAAAATAAAATAAAATAAAATAAAAATAATAAAATAAAATAAAAATAATAAAAATAATAAATTTTAATTTTTCTCTTCTTCCACTCCAACAGAATAA